TTCTTAATGGAGATTTACTATGTGTACACGCGAAAAATTAGCTTTTGAAATCCACCGGTATCGACCTTCGATGGTCGAAGCTCCGGATGTCTATCAAGACCCCATAAATGGCAAAGCTTTTCTATTGCCTGTATGGGCCCTGAAGAAATGGCCAAAAGCCAATCTTTTGGGAGTATTGACGCGTGTGTTTCGAGCCAGGTGTGTCGTGGATAATGAATATCCACAGACATGCCTTGAAAAGAGTCTTTATCCATTTGAAGAACGAATGGATGAACCTCGCTGGAAACTTCCACAAATCTATCGTCCAGGATTCGGCGACTTGCATTATGAAGTTGTCAAACCCCTTCACGATTGGAATGTGGTGGCACGTAGTAGCGATGTTATGCAGCAGCAAGAACTTCCCTGGCTAGCCCACAAGTATTCGCTTTAGGTACGGCCGTCCTCAGCCTTTAGAGGTTGAGTCCGGACGCCTGATTCAAATAAAATGGGCCGTTAGGAATAGGTCCTTCCTGCGTTTCTCCGTTAATTAGAGGAGCCGGGAGGTTAAAAGGCGGGAATTACTTCCGCCTATCTTGAGGTATATAGTAACTATACAATAACGATGAAGGAGTAATGCGATGAGCCTGCTATCAAAGCCAAAGTCGACGAAGAAAGTTGTTGTCGAACTTAAGCTAATTGGCTTGCTTGTCGCCGCATTCCTTGCAGGAGCAATTTACGCCTGCATAATGATTTTCATCGCCTCAAGACTCAGTATAACGTTGGTCTCTGATGTGATATGGGGTTTAAAATGAAACTTTACCCATTTTATAGTAAGATTCCAGCAGAGTTTGTAGCAATTGCGCAGGCGTTACTGAGCGCCTCGGGATCAGCCCGCCAAAACTTTTTCCGGCGCGGTCTGTATGTCTCATTTTTAGCAATTGGCCCTAATGGGAAGGTGCTAGCTGAGTCGCTTCCTCGCCGGTTTATCCGGAGAGAGGAATATACGACTTTTCTTGCGTCTCCCAATAATGAGCCTGTGCTTTCTGTGAGACTAAAGGCCGTGACGTATCGAGCTGGCGGTCTATACCGGCAGGTAACATTCCGCGTTCCTTTCTCTTTTAAGCGAAAGCTTGATCGAGTTGAGGTGCGGATGCCAACTGCAGCGGGCATAAGAGGAACAAATCCTCTTGTGGGAGCGTTCCGATGAGGAATCGTCGGAATAAGACTATTGGTATCACTAGATCTTCTGCCCTTAGGCCATCAAACGAGAATGTAAACCGTCTGATTCCTACCTGTTCGCAGCATAATAATAACCTCCCCATAATTGGGGCTGTTACTAGAGTGCGGTATCACAGGGACTGGACTGGGGTGAGAACCCCAAACTTTGCTAGGGTGAAGAAGCGAAATTTACCAATCAACGCGCACCATGTTTATACCTATACCGTCTTTGACGGAGGGTATATGGAACAAGGATGGAGGCTACCTCAGTCTCCAACAAGTGACCATGATTTTTCTTATGGTCAATATTCCTTTGGCGCTAGTCATACTGGAGCTGCACCGCCAACTCCGACTCATAACTTATCAAGTCGGAATGCTGCCATAGCTAAACTTGCTGAGGTCGCTGGGCAAAATGTGAATAACATTGCTCAAGACCTCGTTCAAGTTAATCAGCTTACACGCGTAGTAGTTGATACCTGCGCGCGTATAACTGGGGCGATTAAGGCGTTGCGTCGGAGAAATCCGGCGTTAGCCGTTTCGCTATTATGGCAGAAGAAGCAGCCTCGATTTCGTCCTGGAGGTTCTCCTTATACCGCTGGTAATTCTCTTGCCAAGAACTGGCTCGAGTACCAATACGGCTGGAAGCCTCTCTTGATGGATGTCGTGGGTGCCGCTAAAAGTCTTGCGTATCTTAATGCAGGTACTTTTATGGTGCAGACAGCTCGCTCCTCTAAGTCAGCAACAACTACGGAGAGCCAAACTCTAACCTTTTCCGGTAGAAATGCCGGAACCCGCACGATACTCACAAAAACAGAAATTCAGTTTTTAATGAGGTATCGGGTGGGAGAGCCGCTCGACGCGTTCTTGACTCAGATCGGTTTCAACAATCCCATAAATCTTGCGTGGGAAGTGCTACCGTACTCTTTTGTGATAGACTGGTTTCTACCCATTGGCCAATATCTCGAGGGATTACACTCTTGGGATGGCCTTGTTTTTCTTGATGGGTGCGAAACTCGTTTTACACGGCAGAGTGCACTTTTTGACGTTTCTTATTACTATGAGGATGCAGTTCAGATCGATACTCGCAGGGGTAATTATTCGAGAGATGCCGTTTTGTTAGATAGGATAAAATTAACATCCTTTCCTACTCAACGACTTCCTCAGTTTAAGAACCCGATTTCTGCGACACACGCTCTGAATGGCCTTGCATTGTTGAGGGCCGCCTTTTCTGGCGGTCGTTTTTATGGTCGATAAGCAGGATGACGTCTTAACCATCTTTTAAGAAGGTGATTTATCATGTCCGCTATTGCGTCCGTGAAACTTGCCGGTGCAGTTAGCCTTGCCCTTATTGCGAATCGGATGGATTCGGTTCACAAGACGGTGGGCGATGCTGCTATCGGAGTAACAAGAACGTTCGACCCTGAAGGCTTTCAGCTTCCTGGTGTTGCGCGTTGGGTTGATCGTAGTGGTGGTATTGCACTCGGTTATCCCGCCTTAACTCTGCAGGTGAGGGCGCCTACCAAGACGTCCAGAGTTTACAGAGTGACGGCAAAGATCGTTCTCCCGAGGTTGGAGCAAACCAGCGCCTCAACGGCGACGGGCATACAGCCCGCCCCCACTAAAGCGTATGATTGCACCTGCATCATGGAGTTTCTGTTGCCGGAACGTAGCGAAGCTTGGGAGAGACAAGCACTCCTCGACCTCGCGATGTCTACGTTCATGACAACGATAACGGCGTCGGATGCAGCTCCCAGTGATTCAACTGGGTCTCCATTACGAGCAGCCGTGGAAAGCTTTGACCCGCCATATTAAGTCCTGGGTGAAAACCGAAAGACTTAGTGGTTGGATTTGAGAGTTAAAACTCTCTAAGCTTCACTCCATAGGAGAATACCATGTCTTATTATAAGTATGGTCCGGATTTCCTCAAAGGAATCCGGAGATTTCGCGTAGAGCCACGGCTAGAAGCCAGTGTTATTGAGAAGTACCTCTGTTCGTTGGACTGCCCTCGTTCTCTTGCTGTGTACCTCCTTTGGAAATCAGGGGAGCATAAACAGCTTGCTGAATTAGGGTTTGATCCACTTGTCTACAGTGATGTAGATGAGTTAAAACGAGCCTACTGTGCCACTAAATTCCTTTCGAAATGGATCGGGTTAAAAACCGGTCTAGATCTTGAGGAAGTTGCTTTAGTGAAGTTCTTCGAGTTTGAAGAACTGTGTAGGTCTACGAACCGTAGATTCCGAGATTTGTCTCGTGACTCTCTTTACAAAGGGAGTCAGGTGTGGCTGCATCATGCAGTTACGCGAAAAATAGAGCAAATTTTGGGTGCGTTCGACATAGAGGAGTTCTTTTCGATGCCGGATTGGGGTCCTGGTGCCTCAACGCTAATAAAGCGAAGAGATGCCAGTTCAGCAACCAAATTCCAGTATGAAACTGGAGTAACGCGCGACCTTTTTGCCTTGCTTCCCACTGACCTCATGGAGAAGATTTATCCTCTGTGGGTTCGGCATTTGTTAACAGGAGAGTATCCCTGTTTTCAGGTTGGAAGTAAGGTTATCACTGTTCCTAAAGATGCGTCTACGGATCGAGTTATCGCAATCGAGCCAGGAATCAATTTATGGTTCCAAAAATCGCTCGGTACGATGATCAATAGGCGTCTCAGAAGGGTTGGAATCGATTTAACTGATCAGTCGAGGAATCAGACGTTAGCAAAGCTTGGCTCTCAAACGGGCCAAGTCGCGACCGTCGATCTCTCATCTGCCAGTGATTCCATTTCGCAGTCTGTAGTAGAGGCTTTATTACCTCCATTATGGTATAGCGTTTTGGATAGTTGTCGTACAAAATACGGCAGCGTGGGTCGTTCCAACTGCGGATCCGCAAGTACGCTAGTAAGATGGGAGAAGTTCTCCAGTATGGGGAACGGTTTCACATTTTCACTAGAATCTCTTTTATTCTATGCAGTCGCTTTTTGCTGCACTGAATACTTACACGCTGATACTTCTAAAGTTAGCGTGTA